CACGGGCGTTGGAACGCCAATCGAAAACCCGGTGCCCGGTGTAAATATGCTGGTGGCCAGCGTGGGCGCGGCAAAGGTCTGCTGGAAATAGGCCAGCAGTGCCGAGACGGGTAACCGTCTGGTGTCGCCCGCGTTGGGCGTGTAAAGCACGAACTGATCGCCCGCCGAGACGTTTGCGAGCAGGGGCAACTGGTTGATGTAGGGCATCAGTAAGTCCTCATGTACGGTATGGGCTGTAGCGGACCTTCTGGCCCTGTCAGGACCGGATCTGCGGGCGGTGCGACGTAGGGGTCATCCCAGCGCCAAGGCTTGTTTCCAGAGCCTGCAGGCATGGTTCCGGGCAGCTGCTGCTCAAGCGGTGCAGAGGCGCGCTGAAGCAGGATGTTGTAGGTATTCCGCGCTACCGCCTTGGTATCGACCGAGACGGTCTTGCCGTAACCCGGCGCCAGGCGCACCCCGAGGTTGGTGTAGACCGCTTCCCAGGCTGAGTCGGGAACGTCGGTCTCCTGGTCAATGTCCGAGTCCTGCGGCGAAGACGGGATCGGATAAGACAGGCGAATGCCCTGCGCATTCCAGCTCGACATCATCGAGTCCAGTCTGCGCAGGGCTGCCTGCAGTTGCTCGGGCGTCAGATCGAAAACGTAGCTGGCAAGGCCAATTTCCTCGAACGCCTGGACAACAAACTGCCGTTTTGTCCAGCCCACGTCATGCCTTTTTCGGCGCTTTCCCGGGCTTTCCCGCCTTCATCGCCGACTCACGTGCAGACGACAGCGCCATCGCCACCGCCTGCTTCTGAGGCTTGCCACGATTCATTTCCATCGAGATATTCTTCCCGATGGTTTTCTGGCCATAACCTTGTTTCATAGGCATGGCGCACTCCTAGCAGCGGTAAGTAACGAAGGTCGAAGCTGCGGTCTTGACCGTCCTGAACGTGGCCTGCGTTGTGGTCGCCACAGCCCCACCTTGGGGAATGGTGTGGCCGGCTGACGCCGTCACTGTTGCCGTATCCGGCCCCGTATTGACGACGATCCATACCAACTGGTCGCCAATCGCAAGCGTGATAGCCGCATCGAGCACAGCTCCAGTCGGCAGCGTCAGCGTCACCGGAGCCGCCGTCGTCGAGGTGATAATGCCCTCCCGGATCCCTTTAAGCATTGCCGCTGAGGTTGCCGCTGCGGTAGTGTTCAGCGCATTGGCCAGTGCTCCGGTACGCGCTCCAATCAACTCGGGGATCGTTGGATCCGTTCCCACGTTATAGAGTACTTCCGTTGCACCCGCGTCAATCACGATGGTGGCGCCGTTGGCATAAGTCCCAAAGACGCTGATTACGTTATTTGTCGGGGATCCGAGCAATTCCAGTTGCGGTGGGTATTGAGGAAAACCGACGTTGCGGTACACCTGGCACGTCGAGTAAGACGCCACAGCAATGGCCTGACCAGCAGTCAGCGTTACTGTCGCGTCGCCCTGGGGGAAAACAATGGTCGACATGATGTGCTCCTAGTAGATCAGGATGCCGGACATTTCGGGCTGCTTATTGACCACCCCGAAAACCGTGTCAAGACGGAACTTGATGCGCATGTTGTTGATGTCGTAAAACTTCTGCATGACCAGCTCAATACCCTGATCGGTCGTGCCGCGCATCACTGCAACGCCTGCGTCGGTGGGAACCGCAAAGCGACCCGGCAGGATTTCCAGCGAGTCTTTCTGCCAGAACGGGTTGATCGTCGATGCCGCGGTGTTGATGTAGTTGATCGGCACTGCGCCGCCTGTGGTTCCAATCGTGACGTTTTGATACTGCAGCGCCGAATCCTGCCCGCTAACCTGCGAAATGATCGGGGGCGAAATCACGAGCGAGGTAGCGTTGACCACCTGAATCACGCGAAAGGTCTTGAGGTTGCCCGTCGATTGCTTAGTGATGTGGTGGACCGCATAAACCCCGTCCGCACTCGTTGCCGAGGTGCCGATGGTGAAGCAGTCGCCCGCAACCACACCCGTCGTGTCGGAAACCGTGACGGTCTGGAAGCGATTATCCACGTTTTCGGTTTCGCCGGTCGCTGCGGTATCGGTGGCCTGCGGAACGTAGTTGTTGCCACCCGCTAGCGTGGTGCTGATCGTATCACCTGCTCCTGCTGCAATGCCGATCCGGTTTGCGTAGTCGAGCTTGTAGGTGGCAAAACCTGCGATGTCACCGACAAAAGCACGCTCAAAGGCAACGTTGGACTTCGTTCCGGCAAAGGATCGAGCCTGTTGATTTGCAATCGTGCCTGCGAACGCGTTATAGACCGAGCTGGACAGCGCCAAGTAGCGGTCGAACATCTGGACGCCCTGCTCGTTCATGATCGTGTCGCAAGCGGCAACATCATCGAACCCGGCAACAGAAGGACGGCGCACCACAAGTGTGCCTTGTAAACTCGCCACGTTCATGATCTGGACGTTGATGTCCGAGGCCAGTTTCTGCCGTGCTGCGTCGGCGAGGCGGCCCTCTTGCAGAGCATCGCGCAGCTCGAGCGCGGTCATGATCCACGGCACCGAGCGGTTAAACCCAATGGTCGCGGGGACTGAAAGCTGCGTGTAATCCTTGAAATTGCCCGTCATGTCCAGCACCATCGGCGAGCCGCCGAACGACTGGGCAATGTAGGGCTGTGGACGCCAGATGACGTTATTGGTGCGCTCCATCATCGTCTGGTCCGTGTTGTAGACCGAGACGTTGCGAGACAGCACCAGAGCATCGTTGAACCCTTCGAGGATGTCCTCGAAGGCAACGCGCTCCTCTTTTGAAAATGCGTTGGCCATGATTTCCTTCCTTTATGCGGATTTCGAGCGGAGCTGTCGGCGGTACGCGGCGATCTTCGTGAAATCGTTCGTGCGTTCGGCCTCAGCGCGGAGTCGCTCAAGGGTTGAATCGATTGTGCCACCGGACGGACCCGTGCCGTTGACGGTTTTCATCGGGGGCGGTGGCGATTTGCGGTTGACTTTCAATGCGCTCTCCAGGCGAGCAAGGGCAAAGGCAAACTTGACTGGGTCGGTGATCGCGGCAAGTTCTGCGGCTTTCGCGGGGTTCCGGCCAAGCGCATAGACGATCAGCGCCGGATTCTCGGCTCCCGCAAGTAAAACGCCTTGCTGGGTCACAGACAGCGAGTTCTGTACGACGGCCTCTGCATCCTCATAGTCGGGGACGCGCAGGGTGGTCTTGGACGCCTGGTAGTTTTGTAGCTTCGCAGTCCATGCTGCGTGCTGGCTCTCTTCCTCAGCACGCCGCGCTGCGGCTACCTTTTCAATCTCATCGCGTCGGCGATACCACGCCTCCAATGCATTCTCGTACTTTTCTGAGTCGTAGTCAACGTCCTCCAGTTTCGGCTTCTTCAGAGGCTCTAAAGGCGCCGCCGATGGCACCTTGGCCTCCATCTCCTTGAGACGCTTTTGCAGCTCACGGTTCTGCTTTCGGAGGTTCCGCACCCAGTGCGCCTCCTGCGCAGGCTCGGCCTCTTCGTCTAGCGTGACGGCGAACTCCTCGGGCGGCGGGGCTTCCTCCTGCACCGCTTCTGGCGGTTCTGGCAGTTCTGCTTGTGGCGGCTCTGCTACATCGGGAGGGGTTTCAAGGGTTGTTTCGGTCATAACTGCTCCGGGATAAATACACCTTGCTGCGGTGCGGCTTGCATGGCCATGGTTTGCTCTAGCACCGACTGATCAACCTTCGACAACGTCTCGACCGTCTTGGCCTGTGACAAGTCAGCGTCGGCCAGCACCTTGATCGTGTCGGCTCTCGCCCGGGCTGCCTTGGCCTGCGCCTCTTCTGCGGCAGCTGCCAGGAAGATCGAATTAGGATCGGGCGACTGGCCCTGGAGCTCGGCCACCAGCTGCTCGCGCTCTTCGTCAGTCGGCTTGACAACGCCCATGCGCACGAGCTTTTTCCGGAAGTAGTCCCGCACCTCGGCAACGCCCTCGCCTTCCATGTTGAGCATCGCCATCGCCTGCAGCACCTGCTGCGTCTCGGGATCTTGGGTGATCGCCATCATGCCTGTCAGCGCCCGCACCGTCGCTGCCTTGCGGCTGATCGAGGTTGGCCCGACATCGACCGCCACGTCGAACTCGGCCTCGGACAGGTCGTTCTGGAGCGTTAGCTTGCCGTCCACAATCATTGGCTTGGCGATCTCAATGCTCTCCATCTCGCCCTGCGCGCCGATACCCTTCATCTTCCGGCCAGGCTCAACGTAAACATCCCGAGCCATTGACAGCCAGATCTCACCGCAGCGGCGCACAGCCTTGGCCATGTTGGACATGTAGATGAAAGCCTGGCCATCGATGCGCGCCTGAATCATCTCGACGGCCTTGCCGGAGATATTGGCGACCATCTTATCGGCCTGCTGCGAACCGCCGAGGATCTCCTGCATGTCGGTTTCAGTGACCTGCATCAACCCGGCCAGCGCCGGAGGGATCGCCGCACTCTTGGTAAACGCCACCGGCCCTGTGATGTTGGTCTGACCATTCGTGTCAGTGATCGGGTTAACCAGCAGGTAAGGGTAGTTGCGCAGGTTATCTTCAGCCCACATAACCTGGTGCCCGGAAACCTGCTCAGGCGTAAAGATCGGCTTTTCAATCGAGCTGTAGGCGCTGATCTCGCCGAGTTTTGACAGCTGCATGTTCTTGAGCCGCTGCGCGTCTTTCGCCAGTCTGACATGCCCCATACACCGCTCGACGTTGTCGATATACCAACGCTTACCGTAAACCGGTACCACCGGGATCATGCGGCCCGGGATGACGCCGAGGTCCTCGAGCACCCTCGACCCGGACATGATGTAGGCGCGGCAAACCCGCCGGCGCACGCGCTTTTGACGCACCTCAACCGTGCCAATCGCGGCGAGCCGCTGCTCCAGCTCGGGATCTGCTTCGAAGTCGGCGTCGGTATACCGCTCCTCCTCGCCGACCACGGTCTCAAAGATCCTGATCGTTTCGCTACGGTCCTCGATGCGGTAGTATTCAGCGACGAAAACCACGTCTGGCGTGGCCCAGTCAAACTCATACTGGTGAATCTCTTTCGGCCAGGTCGCCGGGTCGTCGTCGTACTCTGCGATGTAGGTCTTGCGCGGCACCGCCGTCACGACGAAGCACCGCTTGGCATCGGCTTTGTCTTGCCTCTTCGCCCCGAGGTCGAAGAACACTGAACTGTCGGCGTCAAAGATCGGCTCGATGGCAATCCGCTGCCGCTCGTCCTCATCGTCCTCCTCGTTGACGTAAGTCGTCTTCAGCCGGAAGGCTCCGTAGCCGCCGCCTACGGCCTCCTCGAAGGCATTATCGAACGCCTCCTCAGCGCCGGAATCCTGGCAGTCAGCCCGGTAGAGCTTGTCGCAGGTGTCGGCTAGTGTGTTGTCCTCAGACCCGTCCTTCGCAACGTAGTCCACCGCGATGCGGTTGTTGCGGTACTCGTTGATGATCCTGATGACCGACAAGTGGATCTTGTTGACCTCGAACCGTGGCCGGTTGTCGTACATTTCCCTCAACGGTCCCTCCCACTGCGCACCCGCCAGGGAATAAAACCGCCGGTCCTGCAGACACTGCAGCCGCTCGTCGCGGAGCGCCTCCTGGATGTCGTTGAATTCCTGGAGCGCCTCCTGGTGGATCTTGCGCAGACGTTCTTCGCGGCTCGGTCGTGCCATGCTCACCACCTGTTCATGACGGCAATCGGTTTGACGGGTTCCGGCGCCAGCTTCTGAACGCGCCGTGCGGATTCGCAAGCATAACGCAAGGCATCGATCACGTGGTTTTTCTTGTCCTCGAGCACCGGCAGCACCTTGCCCGTCAAAGGATCCAACTTGTAGCTGTAAAGGCTGAGTTCGTCAATCGTGTGCCGACAGCGCGGATGCACCTTGATGTCATAGGACTTTAGCCACTCGACGCCCTCCTCGACTGATCGCGGTCCTTTGACCGCTGCCATGATCTTAGGAAATCCGTGCCGGCGCATGTGGCTGATCGTCTCCGGCCTCGAGCTGTCAGCGACGATCGGCCACCGCTCGGACTCAGGAACGGTCATGAAGAGGCTCGGCGTGTCCACGATCTCGCAACCGACCATGTACGCTTCGTGATCGACGTAGAGAGTTCGACCGACGATGTGGCAGCGCACCAGGACGGTGGGGTCGGACGCAAATCCCCAGTCGGCACCGAGCCTGTGCACCACGCCGTCGGGCGTATCGAACTCCTCGACCGTCCAGTTTTTGAAAACCCGCGCCTCGGAGTTGGAAATGTAGCCGCCCTCCCAAACGTGCAGGAATTTGTCATAGTCGCGACTGCGGTCGTATTCGAGTTCCTTGCGCAGCGTCTCCGGAAACCACGGATTATCCGACCAGTTGACCTGCACCACAATCGCATCGTCTGGCTTATTGCGCCTCAGAAACGCATCGACCGGGTCATTATCAAACCTTGGGTTCCAACTGAAAAGGATTTCAGAATTGTCTTTGCGGATCGTCGGTCGCAGTAAATCGAGACTGCGCTGGGATAATGACTGCGCCTCCTCGACCCACGCGATGTCATAACCCTCAAGTGACTTGATCGACTCTGCGGTGTGATTGGTCATGCCCTGAAAGATAATCCTGCCGCCGCCGGGAGTATTGATGCGGTCGTGCAGGACTTCAAAGAGTTTCCCGACATTAAGACTCTGGATTTTCTCCTC